GGAGTCGTGGTTCTGACTCTTCTAGTCATAGGTCTCATGGGCTTGCTAAAGGACGTTGTGAAGCACCAGAGGCTTCTGCTGGCCAACTACAAGGCCGACTTGGAGATGGTTATGCTCAACGTCCATGATATGGACGAGTTCTTCAAGACGAATCAAGAGGCCATAAAGAAGGCCGACCAACAGCCAGTGGAGACCTATTACATTACCTAAACTAGAGGGTCGTCTGCTTCGTCTTTTCCTTGGTTGGCTTCTCTTTCTTATACTTGGTGATGGCTTCGATGATGCCAAGTCTCCACACGATGGGGTCAATCTGCTTCGTGACATACCACTGGTAGTCTATCTCTCCGGGCTTGACTAGGTTGATGAGTTTCGGTATGTTGTTTCCTGTCATGTAGTATTGGACGACCCCATATTGCACCATGTCGTTGGGAACCCACCCTGTCTCAGTGGCATTCTTGAAAGCCTTAACGTGCTGTGGAATCCCTGCTTTGTGCATCTTTCCAGACTTGCCCATCTTCTCCTTTCCATACTCTAAGACATCCTTGCTCATGTGCTTCTCAAGCACTAGCAAGGGGTCATACCGCCCTTTGTAGAGGTTGACCTTCGTTACCTCATAGAAGTTCAGCATCCTCTCCTTTGGAACCCCGTTGACTTGCATCTTCTTCAGAGCCTCTTGAAGCATCTGGGCCAGTTCAGTCCAATCTCCTCTAAGGGTCTCCATCCCGGCCTCTTCAAACCTATTCACCACTTCTCCGGTCTTGTCTCTGTGGACTATGCCGTAATACTTCTTCTTGGCCTTCTCACCCTTTGTGCTTCTGGGGAACCCTATCACCTTCCAGTGGTTCTCAAGTCCGAACTTGATGTTGTCCATGTTGTAGGTGCGCTTCACGAAGTCGTTGATTAGGTTGTGAATGGTCTCCCTCTCTTCCCACGTTCCATGAACGAAGATGGAGTCTGTGTCCATGTAGTAGACCACATAGCCCAGACTTCTCAGGAACTCTGCCGTGTGGGTGAGGATGTCTCTTCCATGAAAGCAGGTCTGGTCTGAGACCTCTACCGCTTTGAATCTGTAGAAGGTGCTGGCGAAGATGCCGTAGAGGGCGTTGACCGAAATCTTGTAGGCCCACCTTTCTACCTTGTCTTTAGCATTGCGTTTGCCAGCCAAGAGGTCACGGACTATAGGTTCTATGAGGTCGAAGTGGCCTTGCGGGGCCAGTTTGTATGCAAGTATCACGTTGGGATACAGGGAATCAACATCGAACTGAAGCACGTTGTCGAAGAACCCTCTCTCGTAGACTTCGACCCATGCTCCTGTATATTTGGGTCTCTGGTTGTATCCACTCTTGCAGGGCAATACATATCCTAGTTTGTGTGCATATTTCAAGAAGTATTGGTCAAGGACAGGGGTGACTGTGATGGTCTTCTTGATTGGGTGGACTCCGAAGATTTGGTCTGGGAAGATGTGACCCTGTTTCGCCATCTGGATACAGACCTTGCTATAATCCTTGGGCGCGTTGGTTAGTAAGTTCTTGGCCGTGTCTATCATTTCTGTGACTTCTGCATCCCACAGCACCCTCTCCTTCAGTTGCTCTGTTGGGAGTAGACTGAGCCTTGTGTTGGTAAAGGGCTTCTTCATGTCAAAGAACCTCTTGCCCACCTTCTCTAAAGACCACTGGCTTCGGAAGTTCTTCTCCATGAAACGGTAGGCCAGCGAGAGGTCTAGGAACCTAGTCGAATTGTAGTCGAATCGCACGTTGCTGTAGGCCATTCTCTTCATAAAGAAGGGAACGTCCCAGAACTTGCTGTTCCAACCCTTCATCAGACCAATCTTGTTCTCTCCGATGAAGTCCACTGCGCCTTGTAGGATGCCCTTTTCTAGCCCTGTCCAAGCATACTTCTGTCCCTTGTAGATGATGCCTATAGCCGTTATCGGGACGTTGGCCGTCTCTGGGTCTGGCTTCACTCCTGAGTCGTCCTCTTCTGTGTCCCATGAAGCCACATTCGGATAATCACCACATACATAATCGTTGTCCAGCATCCATACTCCTACATACTTCTTGTCGGCCTCATAGACGGACACGCTCTTCGCCTCTTGGAAGTTCCTGAAGAACTTGACGTTCTGAGGCACGTTGAAGGTGTATCTCTTCACGTTCTCTCCTGTGTCGAAGGTCTTGAAGTCCGTCCTCTCCATCTTGGCTTGCGTCTGTATCTCGTTCTTGGACGGCGCAAAACAGTAGGGCAGAGGCGTGGGGTCTATGACCTCAATCACTCCGTTCCGGTAGACTTTCATCTTGACCTTTCCGACTTCAGTGAAGTAGTTGGCCGACTCGAATGGTATCATCCTATCGCCCTCTCTATGATGGCCCACAAATCGGGGTCGTTGGTCATAAGTGTTTCCTGTTTGGGTGGCTTGAGGCCACCTTCGATGGTCGGCACATAGTCCACATATTGCTCGACCTTGCTAATGACAGCAGGGCAGGGCTTCAGTTCGTCGCACCCTTTCAAGTATTCTGTTATCAGTTTTATCGCGCTCTCTCTGTCCATCTTCAGGATGCTTATGGTGTAGGGAGCCAAGACGAGCCAGAGGAGCCTATTGCGGCCATCTGTGACGGGCGTGAGAAGGAGTTTCGCTATGTAGGTATAGCCCTCACTACTGCCACCACTACTGCTACTCTTTCCAGACTCTACTTCCTTGTGGAATTGGGCCTTGAATATCTCTGTGTTGAAAGGGTCATCGCTCAAGATTCCTTCGCCTCTTGTCTCTCAGCCTTTTGCTCTTCTTTCACGACCTTGAGTTCTGCGGCTGATGTTCTGACAAAGCCCTTATCAGTGATGAGAAGGTTATACATTTTGCCATAGTCTGGAAGAGTCGGAAATCTCATTACCCAGACTTCTCTCGCACCGTGAGGCGTTTGCTTCGGTTTGAAGCCATACAGCACTTTGGTATTGTAACCCACTGCTCCACCACCCTTCTCATGGAGTTCCTTCTCAATCATTGTGGCTGTGAAGGGGTCTGTCGGGTTGTTGGTGATGTGGTTGGTGGTCATGATATAGGTGCTCTTCTTGACCGATTGGCCGTATCTGGTGACTAGGCGTTGCATGGTGTTGAGGAACGTCTCTTCAAGTTGCGCTCTGATGTTGAAGTTCTGTCTCCCACCGCTTATCAGTTCGTCAAAGGGGTTGGTGAAGGAGTCAACCACGATGTAGCGTATGTCGTGCGCGTTGAGCATCTTGACCAGAGGCGAGTTCTCAGTGTCCACTTTGATGGTCTTGAAAGCGAGTGTGCTACCCTTCTGTTTCTCCTCTGCGTCCTTCTTTGCCTTTTCCTCTCTCTTGGCTCTGTCTTCTGGGGTCTCTCCCTTTATGTCCTTCAAGGGCTTTGGTGTGGACACGCTTGCTTCGGTGATTATGACCTTTCCCTCTTGTCCAATGAAGCGCATCATGTCTTCAGCAGTCGGACACCATACCCAATGAATCACTGGCTCAACGCCATACTTCTCGGTAAAGACCTTATCCCACCCCGGATGCTCGTCTATTGCAATGGTGAACATGAAGTCGGTAGGCTCTTCTGTCGAAATCCACAGAATCTCACCGCCTTCTTCTTTCACTATCTTGAAGCCCAACTCACGCGAGTAGAGGCTCTTTCCCGTTTGCTTCTTGCCGCACGTCCCCATTATGATGAAGGGAACCATCGGTTCATCTAACTCAAGGAATTTCATGTGACTACCTTCGGGTTGACACTATTTAAGGATTCTTAGTTCGTTCTGTAAGCGTAGTAGTCCTTTCCGAGTTCCACTTCATCTCCGTCATATCCAGCGATGACCGAACCGCGCCCGTCTGACTCGATGACATACTTGGCTAGTTTCGTGGAATCAACCTGTGCGAACTGTTTGAAGGCTTCGTCTCCGAACTCTCTAATATACCAGTCAATGATGCTGTCGTTGCCCTGCCAGTCCTCTCTGAGTTGGTCGGCAAACTCCTCTTCTGAGGCCACGTTCTTCTTGGCCATCTCCTCATCCAGTCTGGTCTCGAACTCTGGGTCGCTTGACGGCTCTTCCCTTATGTTCTCGATATAATTGTCAACCGATTCGGATAGGGCGGTCTCGAAGTCGTCCTCATTCAGCACAAAGTCCTTCCATTCTACTGAGAAACCCTCTTGTCCCGTCTCTTCAAAGGTATCTACAACGCTCTGTTCTGCGAACTCATCGGCCTCTTGGTCGTTCATGATGAACCATGTCTCATGGCCTACTTCGACTTCAACATAGGGAGAGGGGTCTACGTTGTGGATGTCGCCAACATTGTAACCTAGATGGTAGAGCAACTGCACTATAGCCTCAAGATGAGGCGCATCTACGTCTGGGAATCGGTCTTCCATCTCGCTTGTGGCGACCTTTCCTTCTGCTGGCTTCGGTGTTTCCTCTGGCGGCTCTGCCATAGACAAACTATAGCCAAGCGGTCTATTTAAAGGCTTGCAGACGAGCATGACGCAATGTTTATAAGATGACAAAACCATAGGGTGGAGTGACAAGGGGAAGTTCCGAAGGGTGGGGTTTCTCCACTCAGGAACCCTGAGTAACTTGTGCCACCGCGTTTGTGGTAACGGTTTACTTGGGCGCATAGTATCCTTCGAGTCGTCCACGTTCCGACTGAGTGACTGAATGACGGAAGACCGACAAGGCATCCGCCGTAAATGACCTGCGGCACAAGTGGGGAGTGATGACCTCATTCGGGGCCGCCGGGGTGGATTCATCTCCACCCCGTATTCATATTCAACTTGTCTCAAAATCCTTTTATAGTGTGTTTGGTAGGGATAGAGTAATGTCTGAGAGCAATCGTGTTTTGAATACGTTTCAACAGATTCGCGCCCTCTATCAGAGGTCTGATGTTGAGAAGACACCAGAAGGAATCACGATTAGCGTGGGAGCGAAACTCTACATCGCCTACCCCACTACGATTGCATCGCCAGTCTACATCGTGGACACGAAGAACATCATCCACAGCAAGAAGATTTCCCTACCTCTGATGGAGATGGACATCAAGGCGTTGGATGAGATTTTCGACCTGAAGGACAGGGACTACATCACGAAGCGGATAGGAGACGACCCACGAATCAAGGGGTGGGATGACTTGGGACTTTACACCTTTGGGACGGATTACTCGTTCAACGACCTCACTTTAGGCAAGTGGCTCGATGTCTCAACTGGACAGGTGACGGAAGAGTGGACTAAACTTCTGGCCGACATCATAGAATACAACTGTGTCCGAGACCCTGCTCTGGCCCTCTCCAACAAAGCCACTTTGCCAAGAGGCTATGTTATGAGGTATCAGCCGCACGAACTTCAAATCACGCCACCTAATACGGGCAAGAGCACGTTCTTTGAACTCATAGGCAAGAATGTGGATAAGGCCACTAAGAACACCCTGTTGGGTTCTGTCAAGTGGACAGACGACAAGGCGGCTGGATTGTTCGCTGACCAATACTTTGCGCTTGCCATAGACCAGATAGAGAGCCAGACCATAGAGAACATGGCTGGATTCCTTCTGGGTCATCTAGAATCTGGAAAGTCCAGAGTAGCGGGTGGCGGTGGGGAGATGATGGTTCAAGGCGCGTGTCCCTTAGTCATAACGGCCAACCCACTGGCTTTGTCTGGAAGTCATACCGCAATTATGCGCGACATCTTGGGCTTCCTCTGTCGTAACAGTTATGCTATGGGCAGAAGGTTCGGCATCATAAACTATGGTGGCTATGCTCCATTGGTGGACAAGGGCTATGATGATGTCGAGCATCGGAGATTGGTCGAGACCTATAGGGCTTTAGAGGAGAGGCTGACCGACACCCTTCAGAAGTTCTGGCTCCATCCCAAGATTAAGGCGTATTGCAATCAGCCCATCTATGACCCGTCTCTCTATGACAAGATAGAGGCGTGCGACACGGTAGAGGTTAGGTCGTTCTTCTTAGCCCATTACGCCCATTCATATCCCCATCTTAGAGGCGGTGCTCTGAACTGCGCCTTGTCCGACAATCTGCCCAAACTGGCGAAGATAGACGTTCTTATGATGGATGACTTGGACAAGATAGTGGACGACATAATCGAGAAGGCCAACGAGTATGCTGAACTGCTTAAGGTGATAAATATTGCCAGTATCGAATACACCCTCTCCTGACCCCTTCTGGTGGCGGCAGTATAGCCCTTTCTTGGGTTACTGTCCTCAATGTGGAGCAGACGGTCTTGTGATTGCGGCAGATGGATTCATATGGTTCGACTTCCTCAGTTACGACATTCCTTTTGCCGAATGGAAGTGTTGGATGTGCGGCTTCGTTGTAAGGAACCCAACCTTAGAGGAAATTGAGGAGATGCGGAAGCACTCGACAGGTGGATGGTGGGCATGAGCCTTCCTTTCTTAGAGACTTGCCGAAAATGGTGGGACAGAGACTTCTCCACCTTCCCATCTGACAACATAGGGTTATACAGGTATAAGGCCCAGACCCAAGCCGACTACTATGAATATATCCTTGGGAAGTTGGCCGATGTAGATGACGCTTACTTCCCGTTCTATGTGCCAACCGTGACCAAGGAATGGACTGAGGAGCAGAAACAGGATGTCATCATAAGGCGGCTCTTTCTTGATATGGATGTGCGAGAGAACGAAGAGGGTAAGAAGGACACTTTGGAGTCTATATGGGAAAAGGGCCGCTTCTTCGCCAAGCGGTTCTGGCCCAATATGGAACTCTTCTTCAGTGCTGGCAAGGGCTTCCACTTTTATGTCCACATAGTTCCTACGACTTATGGTGAGTTGCGTGAGCATAGGGAGACGCTCTATTGGAACTTGAGCACTTGGCTCCAATATTTGATTGACAAGCGCACCTTCATCAGTCTGGATAGAATCTGTCGCATAACTCTGACCAAGCATTCTATAGACCCCGACTTCCCTACCCCGATACGCTGGAAGGTTCCCATCCGACCTGAGATGAATATGACTGAGATTCTGAGATATAGCCAGTTTCCGACCAACTTCAAGGACGACTTTCTGAGGCTATATGAGAGGCCCATAGAACCCTTGGACTATAAGATATTCTTACGGTCTCCCCACGAACTTCTTAGAAAGATTTAAATAAGTGAAAGTGTATATTTCTGTATATGCCCTATGCTAATTTAGAGAATAAGAAGAGTTACAATCAGAGGTATAGAGAGTCGCACAAAGAAGAGTTAGTTCTCTATTCCAAACAGTATTATCAAACCCATAAAAGCACAAGTCTTCTCAAGGATAAAGAACGCTATGAGGGAAAGAAGGACGAAATCACTGCAAAACGAAGAGCCGACTATATCAAGTTATCAGAAGACGAGAAAGAGGCGTTGTTCAAAACACAGAAGCAATATCGGCAAGCGCACCCAGAAAGACAACGAGATTACAGACTACAAGCAAGGTATGGGATTTCTTTAGACGACTATAACAGACTTCGTTCAGTCCAGAACAACAGATGTCTTTTGTGTAGCCGAGTTTTTGAGAAGAGTCCAGATGTAGACCATGACCATAAGACTGGACGGATTAGAGGTCTCTTATGTAGAAAATGCAATACTTTGATAGGTCTTTTGGAAAATCAGAATGTTTCGTTATCTCGTTTGCATCGCTTCCTCAAGAGTCCACACCTTATCATACAGAATCCTTAATAAGCCATGTCCCGTAGGGATGCGGATATGAGACCTGACCAAGAGACCTATTACGCTTGTAGGATTCATCCATGCGCTCTCTCCTTTGAAGAGGCCGCTTTCTTAGTTGCGCTTCTAGCAGACTGTCCGATGTGTGGCTGTTGTCTTGGCGCACATATAGAGGTATAAGACATGGCAATAGAGACATCAATACTGGATGAAATGCAACTGAAGAGGCTTGCAACTGTTCTGAGGTTTGGAGAGTTTGACCTACTTACAGGTGAAGAGATAGAGGCGATTGCATTAACTCTTGAAGCCCTTGCAAAGAAGGAAGCGTTGAAATGCAAGAAGTGTCGTGGTCATGGACAACTCATCACCTTTCTCCCAGACGAAGTGCATTCACCCTACTTCATCCCTTGCCCAGACTGTCATGGGACAGGTGAGGAGCCTGAATCCTTAAATAGCGTCAAGACAGAGGGTAAGCCATGACACAACTAACGATTGAGGAAATCCTCAAGAAAGTCCCTGCTCTCAAGCGATATGAGGGCAATCCAGAAGCAATCCGCACAGTCTACGCAGAACTCAATCCAAAGAAAGACCTCAGTGGTCTGATAGAGGGAGAGTTCGTGAACGGAGCCGAAGTCCTTATTGTAAGGATTCTGAACGAATCTTTCTACATAGGATGCCCGACTTGTTTCACAAAGAAAGACGGCATGGAAGAGGGCGTCGTTTTCGACTGTCCTAGCCAGAGATGCAACACACAGAGAGTCGCAACCAAACTCCCAAGATGGTCTATACTGGCCGGAGACGAGACTACAAAGGCCATACTGGACTTCCCACCTTTCGGTTACAAACTCACCGATGGCAACGCTCTGATAGGCAAAGTTGTGGCCATCAAGGGCAATGTCACGGCTTTGAGAGACCAAAAGGTGAAGGGAGAGGTCAAGGGTCAAACGCCAGTCATAATGGTGAGAGACCTTAAGGTGGTCTCCGACATCAGAGACAGCGTTCCAGAGACGATAGGGGAGCGAATCACCAAGTCAACGCTGGCAGAAGCGGCCAAGTTCCCACTTGGAGAGGGGCCAGAAGGTCTACCCAACCCACTCGTCTCACCAAACACAGGGATGATACCTGCACCCAAACTCACGGCTCTTCAGACTTGGATGAACGCTGTAGGCAAAGGCAACCCTGTAGCGGAAGACCAAGTGAAGATGTATGTTGAGAACAATCTCAAACTTACGTTTGCGGATGTCCTGCCTCTTCTGGATAAGAGCCACTCCGACCAAGAGAACAAGACTCTATACGCGCTCAAGCCTCAGAAGTAAGGCTTGGGCCTCTTCTTTCTGACACCTTTAAATAGTCGGTAGTGCTAAATCCATGTAGTATGCAACCGCCCTATCAGCCAGCAGAGCCTCACGAACCTGCCCCGAAGGTAGGGCAGAAGAACTATCCCAACATTGAGAAGTTCAACGAGCAGGTTCCAAACCCACAGACTAAGACAGGTGGGCCACCCCTACCCAAAGCCACAGAGATAGAGAGCTATGAGGCTCAGATTGCCAACCTTCAGAAGCAGATAGACAATCTGGACATGGCCCACGAAGAGTTGTGGAACGATGTGATTTCTGGCCGTTCTCCATTAGAACGGAGCGAAGAGGAGATGGACTACTTCAGGTGCGAGTTCTGTCACGAACTGATTGACCCTGTAGAAGAGTATCACACCCATGAGGGTAGGAAGTATTACGGCCACGCCAAGAATGAGGAAGGGATAGGCGGGTGGACTTTCGACTGTCCCAAGTGCAACGGGACAGGAAAGATAGGTGACTCTGATTGCGACAAGTGCGATGGGACGGGTGGTGTCTACGAGAGTGGGAAGCACTACAAGCCAGAAGAGGGGCAGAACGCATGGTGCTATCGTCACGACAAGACAGTGAACGAGCACAACGATGATGAACTCGATGAGGATGAAGAGAAAGGGACAGAGAACTATGAAGAGAAACCAGAAGGTTGTGGCCCTGATTGTAAAGACCCTAATTGTGACTATGGTGGCCCCTGTGATTGTGGGGATTGTGAAGGTTGCACCGATGAAACAGGAGATTGGATTCCAGAGAAAGGAGAGCCAGACCCTAGCAATCCAGACAAGGAACTTGATAAAGACCCTGACATCCCAGAGCCAGCCGAGCCTACAGAGCCTACGTCTCAGCACGTTACAGCCGATGGGCTGGACGTTCCAGACAAGGTTGAGATACCTGAAAGGCTCTACAACGACCTCATGATGATGATTGAATACTCCACGACCAACGACAACGAAGCGGGTGGCTTTCTTATCAAGGCTAAACACGGTGACTTGGGAGTTGTAGGGGAGCAGTTTGGCAAGGATAGAGAGATAGTTTTGGAGCCTAACGAGCAACTTCATGAAGGAGAGGAGTTGGTAGGCACAGTCCATATGCACCCTGTCACCCCGACAGCCAGCACAGGGGATGTGGCTGGCTATCTCAACGATGAGAACGAGAAGGTCATGGTAGTTGTGGGAGCCGACAAGTCTATCAATGTCTTTTTCAAGACCTCTTTCACGGCAGAGGGCGACTACGGGGATGAGATTTCAGACAACTTCGAGCAGTCCGATATGGGGATGCTGGCAGAGGGTCTGGGCTTTATATGGTATAGAGGAGAGGAGTCGGATAGGACTGTCCTCAACATCATCACCAATGTAGTGGATGATGTGGAACTGAATGTCGTGGACGAGACTTGGCCTATAGAGGACTTGGTAAAGGCTTTGGGAATCAAAGGCGTAGACCAAATTCCTTCCGAATACAGCACCAAGAAGACTCCACTCAAGTTGCAAATTCCCTTCAGTTTCCGTTGTAAAGATGCAATTCTTACAGGATAGGGGATATACTATATACCCTTTAAAAGAGAACCCTTATAAGACATGGAATCGAAGGGTATGCTATGTCCGTAACCTCAACAGAGATAACCGACTACCTCAAGGACAGGGTGATGTTCATCCTTTCGGCCCTTGAGTTTGCCGTAGTGGGCGGCATCGGCGGAAGCGTTGTTGGCTACTTCATGGGCTATCTATCGCAGATACCCTTTGTAGGCAACCCTCTCGCCACCCTTGGTGCGCTAGGCGCAACCGCAGGGTTCTTCGTCCCATTTGTAAAGAGGGCAATCAAGTCTGCATAGACAACTAGCCCTCTTTCTCTTTTTTTCCAGTTTACTCCATAGAAGGTTTATAAAATGTTTATATAGTCCAAAATCCTACACAAGTATAGATTCTTGTGAAGATTTGCAAAGGCTGGATTGAAATCCGTGAAGCCGACAACTACTGGCACTCTGTCATGAGAATCACAGCCCTTATCCCTCAAGCCCCAGACGTAACCGCCGTCCTGTTCGATGTGGACAACCTTAAGGCCGTCAAGCCCATTGCCAGCAACAGGGGTATGCCGCACGACATTTCTGACGAAGTGGCCTTTGACTACGACAAGGACAAGGAATGGGCGCACTTCGATACTTGGATTCGGCCCTCTGAAATCGCCCAAGTCTTCAAAGTCAAGGAGATAGTGAAGGGGTGGTCGGTGGTCTTCTCTCTTATGGGTGTCTTGGGAGAGATATACCAAGACCATAACGTGCGATTAATTTGTTGGTTCATATAGCCACAATGTTTATAAACCCTAGAAGCAAGGGATATGCTATGAGGTCGAAGAGTCTCGCATCCTACGCCATAGTCCTGACGCTCATCGCTCTTGCGTTGACCCTCAGTCTTGCTCCTGTATTGGCTTGCACGACCACTTCATCCACCACCCCAACTAAGACGGTAACAGTTACAGCAACGTCTACAGTGACGACACCAACCACTACCACAGTGACACAGACACAAACCAATACCGAGACTCAGACCTCAACACAGAATCAGACTATCACCCAAACTCAGACACAGACTGTGATTCAGAACCAGACCCTAACTCAGACAGAGACGACAACTCAGAACCAAACCCTAACCCAAACTCAGACCACAACTCAGACTAAGACTCACACAAAGACGCTCTCGCCAATTACAGTGACAACTACACAGATTCAGACAGAAACTCAAAATGTCACTGTAACTCAAACCCAGACTCAGACTGAGACAGGGACAGTGACAACGACTACTCTCACAGTAGTCCTCATCAAGATAGGTGGCAATGTAACAATGACAACCACTGTCACCACAACCCTTCCACCTGTCACAAGCACAGTTACTCAGACGGTGACTCCAACAAATACGTCTACCGCGTCTTCAGTCCAGTCCTTCTCCCTTGGCGAACTGTTGGGCATAGGACTCCTTCTGTTCATGATAGGACTCTTGGCTGGCATAATCATTGATGCCGCCTTTCTTGTAGGGAAGAACAAGGAGTCTAGATAACGACTCCGAGCAGATAGAGTATCGTTAGGATTGTGGCTGTGAAACCTGCCGCCCCACTTAAGGTGATGCCAACCTTCTTTGCAAAGTCCTTGTAGTCTGTAGACGTTCTGTTGACCGATTCGAGTTTGCCGATTCGGTCTGCCATCAGGGTGCTGTTGTGATTCATAATGGCACAACTATCCTTAATCGCGTCTACCTTTACTGTAAGTGTGGCTATGTCAGCAGTGCTTTGAGCCATGAAACTGGCCAACTTCCCGTTCAGTTGGAGCAGTAGTTCTCGAATCGTGTTTCCGTTGTCACTCATCATGCTTCACCCTTCTCTGGCTCTTTCGCTCTAGGTTCTGAAAGGATGTCGGAACTAGGCTCTGGCTCTGCTAGGTCTCCAACTGGATAGCCCATCGCTTTGGCATCCTTTAGCGTCTGTGAGATGTTGTTGAGGAGTTCTATGGCCGCATCTATCTTGTCCATGTCGAGAGTCTCAACATCCTTTACGAACTCTTCAATCCCTTTAACAAGGTCGCTTGCGTCTACAAAGGCTTTGTCTAGGGCGTGTTTGACTGCGCCAGCGTCAAGAGGCGTTACTTCCTCTTCTCCTTTTGGCCCTGTTGTTCCTGTTAGTAACTCAAAACATCTATCGCAAAATGGGCCTTCACCAACATCATCATAATGGCCTTTTCCATCATAATGATTAGTGCATTCTATACAAGAATACTCTTCTCCCTTTTCTGCTTCCGCAAGGGCTTCCTCTGCTTCCTTCATAGCCTTCTCGTCATAGTAGGCGTGTTCGACACCCCTCACCTTGTCTATCTCAGTCATAGGGTCATCACGGCTGTAGAAGTCCTCTACCTTCTTGACAGCCTCTTCAGCCTTTTGCAAGGGGGATACCATATACCTGTCAAGGCATATAAAGCGAAAGGGCTATTTAAGGATGCTGTTACTTCTGAGGAGTGGCCTTCTTGAGCCTATCTATCTCGTCCTGAATCGTCTGTTCTGTGAACGGCTCTTCCTTCAGGAACCGCCTCTTGAGGTCTTCGATTCCCTCTTCGAGTTCTTCTATCCTCTCATCAACATCCTGTTCTCCCTTGGTGAAGATGTCGCCCTCTGCTTCTAGCGGTCTCTCTCCCTCTGGCGCAGTTTCTTTTCCTAACTCAGACCCCGGTTGGCCGGGTCTTGAAGCCATCTCACGGTCTGGACTACCGAAGGTTGGAGTCCCTTCTCTAGTCATTCCCTGCCCACCCACACCTGCCATCGGTGGAACGGTTTCGCCTAACTCTTCAGTCAACTCATCTTCATCTATAGGCTCGAAGCCTAGTGCCTTTCTCACTTCATCTCTGGTGAGGATGCGGCTTGCATACAGAGGCATATAGGTCTTGGCCTTGTCCTCAAGGGAGTCCTCTTTGACTGGCTTCCAGATGAACTTCGGAACGTCATACTCATGGATGAGTTCGTCGGCCACTTTGCCATACAGAGACCTCATGACCATTATCATCACCGTCCTCTCTAGTTGGCTGTTGAGGGACTGGCGATTGCTGTTGATGAATGTGAAGTATCCTCTCTCTACTGTCTGGGCTGTTGCCCTGTTCAGACCCGCAGGGTCGGTGAAGAACTTCGGCACTGAGAGAGCGTAGGTTCTCATGTTGTGGAGCCATTGAAGCCAGAAGGATGTAGACTGCATTCTGTCAATGGGTGGGTTGATTGGCTCTACATGGATTGGGGTAGCGGCTCTGACTACGATGGACTGTCCCGGCTGGCTAGTCTGGAAGTATTTCCTCACTGCTTGATACTGTGCCGTAGTCACTTCCTGTCCCATTATGCCTTGGTCATTCATGCCAACATGGACTAGGAACATGGGCTTCAGGAAGACGTTCATGATGGCTCCCATCGTCTCTTCATAGTTCTTCATGAGTTCCTGATGGAAGAGGATGGGGCGTAGCATTGAGACACCGTAGACCGATTCATACGTCCATGAAGTGGGCATATAGCGGAGATGAATCATCTCATCGGCTAGGAAGGTGACTAGAGGGAACACATAGTATTGGACGTATCCAAGGATGGTTCCGTAGGCATCCCTTCTGACCCGCATATACATGGGGTCAAGGGGCTTGAATCGGGTAATCTCTCCGTAGGGATTCTCCAATTTGTGGGTAGGATACATCTTGTTGTGCCTATCCGCGATGTCCACTCTGTCTGTCCACCAATAACTGTCCTGTCCGTTCTTGCCTTCGACCTCATAAGAAATTCTGAGAGCCTGAAGGTCGTGGCCAGTTTCGTGACAATACCAAGTCCTGACGACCTCAGTATACGAGTTGCCGAAGACTAGCATATCCTTCACCATTATCTTCAGAAGGTTGAGGAAATCGTGCCTATCAAGAAATTGCTTGATGTCCTTAATCACAGTAGGCAGAGGATAGTCTAGTTCGTAGCCTTGAGAGATGGTCATCTGGGTGTGGAAGTCTATCGTGGCCCTAATGAAAGGCTCCTGAACGTAGTATTGCTTGTATTTCTGGTAGTCTTCTGTCGGGACTGCACCCCATATCTTCTCCCATACAGCAACGTAAGGATAGACTGTGAACCCAAGTCCAAGTCCGGGCAGTTCCTTAGTCGCATACTCTTCCCAAGCAAAGTCTCTCCACCAAGCCTCACCCCTCTCTATCTGTCCAATCTGCGTTTCGATAGGTGGTTTGTATGAGGCGGATAGGGTGGGGTCGTCCAGACTCCTTGGAGAACCTGTTTGCCTTGGGCCGATTATCCTAGTCGCTCGTAACGCACGAATAACGGCGTTCTCGTCCTGACTGGAATCTTGTGCCGCAGACATCCTTATCGAAGGTATTTAAGCGTTCTGCTCTATTTAAGGATTATCTGGGATGGGTAACTGCCATCTGCCCTCACGGAGCAGACCCACTCTCGTTTGTCTGTGGTAGCAAGAGTGCTCGAAAGTTGCTATCCATCCCAAGGCTTATATACAACCAAGCCCTTTTAAACCTTAGTATGAGTGACAAGTCGGTTACGAAGACCCTTGATTGGCCTAACCACCGAGTAGGTTCCTCACCTTCAGACCCCATCCGGTTTGAGGATGAAAGGGAGTTCAACCCTGCCATAAGTGAGGGATTTGAGGCGATGGCAGACGAAGACTGCGACCTACATAACAAGCCCTACAAGGAGCATTCTCAAACCGAGTTGGATGAGGATGTCACGGAAGTCATGCCCGATGAGAAGGGAGAGGTCAATCCTATGACCGAGCCTCACGACATTGCGCCCTATGACCAAAATAAGGTGGTTGATATAGTCAACAGGATAGAGTCAACCCAAGACTATGAGACCCCAGAGGACATGGCTGTAGATGTTCAGTATCTCATTGATACAGGGGTCATCTACGAACTTCAGGGTTCCTACCAACGGCTGGCTCAGTCTATGATTGACGCTGGCCTCTGTCATGCCCAGACCACAATGCGGGAACAGCAAGACCCCTCTCAACAGTTGAATCCTACTAGCCAACAGAACGTCACACCCTTCAGTCAGGGCCAGTATATGCCGTCTGGAAGCGAGACGATTTCACCAATCATGCCTCAAGCCCCTATGAGAGAGGAAGACCCAAGCCTTTGGGTGGAGCCTTGTCCAATGTGTGAAGGCACTGGCACGAATGAAGTAAGTGGCCGTCCCTGCGATTATTGCGAAGGGAAGGGTAAGATTCCTAAATATGAAGAGGGCGGAGACATAGACGACACGACTCTAGAGGATGTGCCAGAAGACTGTGGGCCTAGTTGTTGCGACATAACGGATGAGGGCGGTTGCGATTGCGGAGATTGTGCAGGGTGTCTGGGAGACGAACCTAAAGTAGACTGGCGCGATTTGGATGAGGAACTCAAAGACCCACGCATTGGGATAGACAAAGAGAAGGGGAAGGACAAGGAGAAGTCCATGTCACCAGAGGCCCAGAAGATTTCTGGCACTGACCCCGCGAGTGTAGAGGCCAAGGAGAAGGCGAAGCCCAAACTTGAGGTTGATGTCTCTGACAAGATTACCGTTCTAGGCAAGACGGGTTCGGGCAAGACCAACCTCATCAAAGTCCTCATTTCTGACATTCTGCCAGACTTCAAGTTCGTCATTCTGGATGCTCTTGGCAACCTCAGTGAGTATGACGGCCAGCCTAACATGGATTATCATCAGGTCACGCCTTCCGACCAAGCGACTGTGGATGAGGTAATCTACAATGCTCTCGAAGCAGGAAACTGTATGGTCGTCATGGATGAGGTAGACCGCTATTCAGCCAAGCCAGATTCGATGCTCAACGAGTTGGTGAACTTGGGTCGGAACTATGGTGTCGGTGCTATCTTTGCGGCCAGACGCACAGCCGATGTGAATAAGGACATCTTAGCCAATTCGCCTTTCATCTTCACGTTCCAACACATCCTGCCTCAAGACCTAGACGTTCTGATTGACTGGTTCGCCCAACCTGAAGAGACCTTTAGAGACCTACAGGAGTTTGAGGCCATACTCTT